CAAGTTGACAGCTGAGGAATTGTTGGGGTACAACACATCTACTGGGGTGTATACCGGCATTATGGATGAATGGCAGGAACGGTCTTTCCGTATGGGGTTCCCTATTTCTCATTGGATTGTAGAAATCAACGCCGCTCAACGGTTCCTTTTACAGCACGATTTTGTTCGTAAATGGGCTTCACGCAGTATGGTGAACATTCTTCCTCACACTACGAGCCGTAACAAACTGGATGAAAAGCTTGGTGTGGAGGCTTTGCTTCCTCCGTTGTTTAGGACAGGCAATATCAGGCTTCCTAATAACCGTGTGACTTGGAAAACTATGGCTGCTGTGCAGGAGTTGACTTCTTGGACTACCGACAAGAAGAACGGTACGGACATTGTGATGTCTTTGTGGATGGCTGTGTTGAATATTCCTAATTTGACTATGGCTAAATTGCCCCCTCGACAGTGGCGACCTTCGTGGCTTAATCAGTAGGATGTGTTATCGTTGAGTTGTCTAAGTCCAATTAAAGGTTGTAAATGAAATCTGTTGAAGAAATTGTTGCTTTGTATAAAGAACGACTTGACGCACAAGGTCCGATTCTTAATCAAATGCGTGAAGTTCGGCAATTGGCTAACGGCGATGTCATTGTTCCCCTAAACGAATTAGACCGTAACACTCGTTCTTCTGTGGCTAACTTGCTTGTTCAGGGTTTAGACCAGATGAGTATGCGTGTTTCTTCTACTATGCCGTCACCTTATTTCCCTGCTTTGCGTGAGGGGCAAGACCGAAGTATGAAGTTGGCTCGTGACCGTAAACGGGCGATGCTTGCTATTTGGGATGAGAACCGTATGAGTATGAAGATGCGCCGCCGTGCGCGTCATCTCCTTGCATACAGCAATTCACCTGTTTTTATCAAACCTAACTTTGATAAGCGCATCCCTGAATGGCAGTTACGCAACCCACTTGATACCTTCCCTGCACCATCTGTAGATGTTGACAATCCTGTACCGGACAACTGTATTTTTACGTATGGCCGTACATATCGTTGGTTGACACAGAATTATGGTGACGCAATCAACGGTATTCTTCGTGTGGGCAACCCATCGTGGGACACAATGTTCAAAATCCTTGAATATGTTTGCGACAACGAAGTTGTAACTGTTGTTTTGGGTGCAGAAAAAACCCTCGACCCTATGACTGGTGCTTATTCTATGGGTGCGCCAGCAGTAGAACTAGAACGTGTCATCAACAAAACAGGTATGCCGTTAGTTGTTGTTCCTCAACGCATTACCCTTGACAAACCACACGGCCAGTTTGACGGTTTGCTTGGTATGTACTACACACGCGCAAGGTTGCAGGCTTTGACAGAGATTGCTATTGAGCGTGGCATTTTCCCTGATGAATACCTTGTGGCACGACAGGGTGACAACCCTGAAATCATCCAAATTGCTGACGGTAAAACAGGGCAACTTGGTGTTGTCAAGGGTGGCGACATTCAACAGTTGCAAACAAACCCTGGCTATAAGACTGATGTGGCTCTTGACCGTTTGGAACGCCAAGAACGCCTTGAAGGTGCTATCCCTGCCGAGTTCGGTGGCGAATCTGGTACCAACATTCGTACTGGTCGCCGTGGCGATTCAGTATTGGCAGCAACAGTTGACTTCCGTGTTCAGGAAGCCCAAGACATTTTTGCTTCTTCGATGGTTCAAGAAGACAAAATTGCTATTGCTATTGAAAAAACATATTGGGGTAACAGTTCTAAGTCGTTCTTTATTTCTGGTATGGGTGGGGGAATCAAGGATTACACACCAAATAAAATGTGGGAAACAGATTTCCATTATGTTGCTTATTCAGCGGCAGGTTCAGATGTCAACAGTTTGATTGTTGGTTTGGGGCAACGCCTCGGTACTGGTCTTATGTCGAAAGAATCTGCTCGTGAGGCTGACCCGTTGATTTCAGACCCTGAAATGGAACGTGACCGGATTATGGCTGAAGGTATTGAAGCAGCTTTGTTGTCGTCTATTCAGGCACAAGCGGCAGACCCTAACGGTCCGTATCAACCTGATGACCTTGCTTACATTGCTGAACAGGTACAATCAAACAAGATGAGTTTGTCTGAAGCGATTATGTCTGCACAGAAACGAGCGCAAGCACGTCAAGCTGCTGCTGCTCCACAGGGTTCACCTGAAACTATGCCTGGTTTGTCTGCTCCTGGTATGGGTATGGAGGCTGGTATGGGTGGTCCTGCTGGTCCTCCTCAACTTGGTGATTTACTTGGCCGTCTTGGTGGCGGGGCTGGTGCTTCGGCACAACCTCAATCGCCTGGTGGTGTAATGGCTTTGTCTAATGCTTTGGGGGCGTAATGGCTGAATATTCAAATCGTACTGATTTACAGAACCCTGCCGCAAAAATGGCGGCCACTGCCGCTAAAGGGCAGGCTTATGGTGAGGCTGGCGCACAGATTGCTTCTCAACAGGCTGTACCTATGGGTGCGCCCCCTACAGATATGGTTTCGCCAGGTATAGCACCTGGTTCTATGGGTGGTTTAACTCGCCCTACTGAACGACCTGCTGAACCTATTACTGCTGGAGCCGACTTTGGACCTGGACCTAATATGGCGCAAGCAGGTATTGTTACCACACTGCCTGGTTTCAATGAAACACTTGAAGAATTGAAAGTTTTGTTCCGTCAATACCCTAATGATGATTTAGCTGGTTTGCTTTCGGCTTTGCAGTATGAGGGTTCATAGTGCCTTTCACATCTATAGAAGAACAAGATGATATTTACGCCACACTTGCCAAGGAATCTTCTAAACGTGATTCGTATATAGCTACTGCTACCCCACAGTTAGCGCAACGCGTAGGTCAAATTCATTCTAGTTATCCTGGTTTAGCGGCTGGCGTGAAGTTGTCTATGGCTAAAGCAGGGTTTACGGATGAACAGATTGCTCGTATTTATCCTGCTGCTTCTACTGCTGTTGTTCAAGAAACTGTTAAGGAACCTGAAAAGAAATCTTGGTTTCAACGCAATGTGATGGATAAAGCCAAGACTGCTTCTCGTTATGGGTTTGCTGGTTTGAACTTGCCGTTGGATTTTGTGCAGGGTGGTTTGGCGCAGGCTTTTGATAACAACAAGGGTGTTGAGGGTTGGTTTATTTCTACTGACCTTGGTTCTTTGATTGCTAATGATGAGCAGGCTGGTTCTGGTTGGTTTATGGGCGATAAGGCTCGTGAGTTACAAGCTGAACGCGCACGTCGATACCGTGGAACTGTCGGTGGTCACGCTTGGACTATAGGCCGTGGTATGGCTTCTACTGTTTTTGAGCCTGATTCAATGGCTTTCAACATTATGTCTGGCGCACTTGATGCTGCTACTGCTGTTTATATTCCTACTGTTCCAGGTGCAGGTCAAGCCCGTAAAGCAATCCTTGCTGCTGAAGAAGCAGGTAAAGGTGGTGTTGCTGTCAAAGGAGCCGCCAATGTAATTGAAGCAGTAGGTCGTGGTTCTACAGAAATCAAAGCATCAAAGATTACAGCGCAAGAAGTTGAAGATGCCCGTAAAGGTATTCTTGTTGGCAATCAAGTAGATTATGAATCTGCTAATAAATGGTTTGGTTCTGGTCAGGCGCAACGTGTAATTGACCGTACTGCTACTACTACTGATTTTGCTGGTGTGTGGGATTTGTGGGGTCGAAAGATTGACCCTGAACTTGCGTTGGCAATGGCTAAAGAAACTGACCCTGACAAGATTCGTTTGTTGCTTGTTGACAAACTTGGTCAGGCGCAAGGTTTGGCTTCTACTAAAGATTTCCGTGGTGGCAACAAGATTTATTTGTCTTTGGGTAGGCGCGATAAATTTATGCAATCTATGCCTTTGGGCGACAAGGTTTCTAAGGCTTACTCGAAGATGCCTAAGCGTTCTGTAAATTTGTTTCAAGCCGAAACAACGACAGACAGAATAAACAACCTTAACGCTTTAGACAGTATGTTGAAGTTGACAGAAGTTGATGCTGTTACTCGTCGGTCTTTTTTGAATCGAGCTGGTCGTCTTGTTGTTTCTAGAAATCCTAATGCCCACGCTAAATTTATTGATGATTTAGATGTGGTTATGCGTGACGCAACCGAAGCAACAGGTGTCAACCGTGAAATTGTTGATGCCATATTTGACAACTACAAATCTTTACGTGATGATGCGGCTCGTTTTGATATGGATGACAACTTTGATATTGCTGACGCAGGTTTGTATCAACGCACGTACGGTGGAATTGACCCTAATGCTGCTGATGTTTCTTTTGCTGGTCCACAGTTGGCATCAGAGTTTGGGAAGCACGAGTATTTTATTCCGGATGTTCGACAACTTCGCCGTTTGACAGGTTCAAAAATCAACTGGATTTACACCAAGCAAGGCAAGTTAGGCGACCCTAATATTGATGACCTTCGCAAAGCTGGTCAACTTCGTTTCCCTTTTGCTGCTATTGCAAATGCTCAAGAACAAGTGTGGAGGCCAGTTATTACGGCCACAATAGGAAACTTTGTTCGAAACACTATTGACTCACAGCTTATGATTGCTTTATCTCATAGACCTGTTTCTAGCATTATTCGTCACCCATTTGAATATTTGACTATGCTTCGCAAGGAAACTGGAATAGCAGATATTTATGGCCGCGGCTTTGACGAAGCTCCAAGTGCTAATGCTGAATCAGCAGCCCAAGAAGCACACAAGTTTCTTACAACAACAGCGTTAAATGCCCACTATAAAGACCCTGTTATGGTGCAAAGAAAAGCAAAACGGCTTGGAACCTTTACTGTTCGTGACCGTACCATTGATTCTGTTGGTGATGTGGCTCGTGGACACGCAGATGAGATAGGAAAACTAAACGCTGACTGGGCGGCACGTACATTCGCTAATGGCGCAACAACACAAGACATTGTAAATCTTATACGCACCGGAAATGCTGATGCTGTCAAATGGTATGAAACGATGCTTCAGTATTACAAAGATGGCCGTCAAACATACAACCGTGTTACAGGGCAATGGCAACGCCAGACGATTGACTTAGTAGATGATACAAACTTAGCGGCAGTTCTTGACGAAACAGCAACACGAGTATCTCGTATTACAGGAAACAATCCTGCACTGTTGGAAGTGGTTGGTCAAGGAAAACTTGCAGCCCAGATTGTTGATTCAGGAAAAATTATTAGTGG